GTTCATACATATCATAAGTTGTTCCTGTTGTCCAGTTTCTTCTTGGTATTACTCTTGATACATCCGTTGAAGCGATTAGTTTTGCACCTAACATATCGTCATAATTGTAAAATTCTGAAGTTACGTCATCATTTGGTGTAGGTGGGGAAGCGTCTGTGCCCTCTGCTATTGTGTTGCCTTGAACATCAGCGTCTGAAGCCCAAGAATGAGCTCTCCCAATAAATAAGTAATATGTCTCACTTGCTGTCTCTGAAAAAGATTCAACAAACTGTTCCGCATTATTTATTCTAAATTTGTTTGTTATGATTGCTGCCATTTTAATTTCCCATTATTCTAGTGTTTACTATTATTTATAACTATTTATTAAGCACTTTTCGTTACCTCGGTAGGAAAAGCAAAATTAGTTTTATGATTAAGATTAGTATTAACTCCGTCAATATCTGCTAGTGTAAATGATTCACCATCAACACTTGTATTTAAAGTACCAGTAAATCGTAAGGAATTCCAGTTTTCTATTGTAGTTCCGAAAGAATCTGATTGAGGATGTTGTAATACACCTGATTCATTTTCTAGTCTTATCTCACCTGCACCTGTACCACCTTCTAAAGTTATTGCATTATTAGCGGCAAATGTAGTAAATGCATATGTTTTAAGATTTCTCATTCTAGGTCCCTGCATATGCAAATCCATTACTTACACCCACACCCTTAACTGTATAACCTGATTCATCTACTATATTACCAACATCTTGTTCAACTGCTAAGAAACCTGTACCATCTTCTAANGTGAANGGATTACTNTTTAAACTGTAGAAACTATTTCTATTTCTTTGTTCCATTTCTATTGTAGTTTCAGGAGTTAAGTTTACATCNACTTGTCTAGCATTATAATGTGAACTAGTAAACTCATTACTAACATCAACAGAATAACCAGCATTTGCAGCTGCTCTTGTTCGTTTAGTTAAACCGTCTAGTTGAGTACCGCCAAATGTACTACTTAATGCGGCGCCTGTTCTTCTACCAAATATAGTAGAGAACAATGTATTTAATCTCATGTATATAGGACTATCAGATGTACCAGAGAATAATCCTTGAGATAATGTAGCACCAACAGGTTGTCTAATACCACCTGCTAATCTAGTTTGAATATTAACTTCACCAGTTACATAGAATCCACTTGGGTGAACTGCTCGTTTTATAGAATCTCTCCATTTATTAATTGATTCAGAAACTTTGATTACATAAGAGTAATCTTGATAGTATAAACTATCTTGAATTTTTTTAGAACCTTCAGAAATATGTCCATCTTGATTTATATATTTTCCTGATGTAAATATATTAGTGTCTATTGTTCCTGTGCCAGTAAGTGGATCAGATTTTGATACAATAGCAGTTTCACCACCAGAAAATGTAACTGTATCTCCTACAGCTAGAGAACTTGTTGTTGCTGTATATTTTAAAAGAGGTGCTGTAACATCAATAACTGTTCCTGTTGCACCACTTATATTACTTGTAAATGTTTCATCAGCACTTATTGTATCTGAAATTGTTTTAAGCACAGCATAATGAGGAAAAGCAAAACTTGGAGCTGATGTATAATTTATTCCATGTTCAATAATATTTAATGATGTTGCTCTACCAATATCAGCACCAAAAGGTATAACTGTACCATTTGCACCATCAAAAGCAATATCTGATAAAAGATTTCCACCTTCTTCTAACTCTATTCTTCCTGCACCAGACGAATCACCATCTATTGTGGTAAACTGATCTGCTGCTGTTTCGTTTAATATTCTTCCACCAGTTTCAAGAACAATAACAGCATTGACATCTCTTTCTTGAACAGGAAATAAAGCGTGTCTAGTTGTTTGTGTTGCTTTACCTTCTAATCCAATATATCTATCACCACTTATTGTTGCTGTTGGTAAAGTTGTATAACCAGAACCACTTGCAATCATTCTTATATCAGTAAGGTCACCACTACCAGTAGAATTTTCTTGAACTATTTTATCTCCTGGATATAATCCATCATCTTGGGTTTCTGCTTCTAAAACAATATGGTCAGTATCTTCTATACCATAAGGAATATCTATTTCGTGCTCTTGATTAACAATGTAATCTATTTGAGAAGCTTCTGATCCACCGTCTGTTTCATTTAATAAATGTCCTACTTCATTTTCTAATTCAATCTTAACTTCCTTTTCAATCATTTGAGAAGCAGAATCTAAAAATTTACCTACTGTGCCGTCAGCAATATCTTCTAATAGTAAATCACCAGAACCTGAACCTGTGATTGTTCCTGTTTCTAATTCTACATGAACATCTACACTTCCTGTTTCTGGTGCAAATCCACCATTAACAATAGAAACTTTTGCTTCAGCAGTTCCTGAACTAAAAGTTAAAGTATCACCAATCTCAAATCCTGTACCAGCTGCGTTTACAATAACTTCGTCAACACCTGCACCAGATATATCTTGAACTTGTACTCTTCCTCCAGCACCTCCGCCACCAGTTAATGTTGCTTCATCACCTACAGTTAATGTGCTACTATCGTTTGTAATTGTTGTATCTGATATTGCTTGACTTATTGTTAATTTAATTTCTGTTTCTTCATTAATATTACTAATACCAGTTAATGTTTCTCCATTTACAAAAGTACCACTTGTTGTCTCAGCATTAATTTCTACTTCAATAATCTCAACACTACCTTCTCTAAATTTTGTAATATTTTCTACAACAACAGAAGCTGTGTTTATGGATGAAGAAGAAGGATCATTTGCTTGTGTAAGTGTTTGTCCAACCAAAAAGATTGGGTCATTAATTGATTGTGTTGCTGTTTGTGTACAACGAATAAAATTTTGTTTAGAAAACTTACCATCGGATACTCGCAACATATCTTCCGTTGGTTTATAAACTTCCGATGGTTCATTAAATAATATTTTAAAAAATGCTTTATGGGCTTTGTCTGTACCTTTTGATCTATATAATGATTTAATATTTTTAATTAGTTTTCTTGTATCAACTGAATTATCTTTATCATCAGGAATTGTGCTAAGAAATTCCTCTTTCATTTGAGATAAGAAATCACTTATTGTATGGTCTGGATCAGTATAGTTTAAAAGTTGTTGTAAATTCTCAACAGGATTAGCACGATACTTATTAATTTTAGCAGTTGCGCCCGAAGAACCACCAGTTACAGTTTCACCTGTTATGAAAGCATTATTTGCTGAAATAAATAATCGTGAGTTGATTCTAATATCGTCTGTTAGAACAGTTGCTGTTGCACCTGAAGTAGCGCCTGTAATCGTTTCATTTTTTTGAAAAGAACCACCAAATGTATTTTCTTCTTGAACAATCTTATCACCTGCGTCTAAACCATTTTTATCTGTTTGTTCAAGCAATACATGACTAGCAGTTGTTCCTACAGTTTCTAAAACTATTTGATCTATGTCTGTAAATGTATCTAAATTTAATTCAGCAGATTCCATGAATAGGAAATATGAAGAAAGAAATTCTGTAAATTTAGGATGATCGCTTAAAACATATTCAGGTACTTGTTGTCTTACAAGTGTGGATAGTTTTTTTTTATTTGTTTTCTTTTTATCCATTACCTAGCCCTAATAACTGCTGGTAGTTGTATAAGTTGTTCCTGCTTGTGAACTACCACTTTCAATACCATCTATTTCACCAGTTACAGATGAATTAGAAGTATCAATTGATAAAACTTGATTTCTTACAGGTACAACATCATTTGAATTTGGTGTTACAGTTATTCTTATTTGTGTGCTACTAGCACCATCAACATTTGAAATACTTGTTATATTGGCTGAAGTTAAAATTATTTTACCAGTTGTATAATCTACAGTACCATAAGTTGAACTTGTATATATTCTTGTTGTACCACTTAAATAATAAACTCTAATATTTCCTGCACCATCATCATCTAAAAAATGTTCGTTAGTTGAACTATCATCATTGATCTTAAATCCTGTTGAAGAAACAATACCACCACCAGTAGCATTGTGACCAGAGTGTGGATTAAAGAATCCGTTATTGAAAGATAGTGTGTATTTAAGAGCTGAACTTAAAGTTGGTGTAATATATTTGTACATCTTAACGGTTGTGATATTACTTAAAATAGATGTGTCAGCGTCATTGATTGCTTCTATTACTTTTGAATATCTGAACATACCAGCAAAATTTTCTAGAGTATTGTTATTGTAATTTGCAATAGCATTTAATACATTTGTTTGAAGTGTAGATACATCTTTTGTTGTTGCACCAGAATTATATTTAAAGTTAGTTACTAATGTTATGAAAGTTGTTTCAGGGTCTATAATCACAGGTCTTACAGAAGCAACAGCATATTGTTTTAAACTTTGAACAATACTNTCTTTNGTTGCGACNGTTAAATTAGAACCTGATTTTGCTTTGATAGAGATATAAACTTTACCATAGTCAGGAGTTTCAGCATCNTCACCACCATATACTTGAACAGCTTGTGCGTTTGCATATAAACTTTTAACTAAAACTTTATAATCATCAGCCGTAACTGCTCTATCTTGTGCAGTAAAATCTCTTGGTGCGTTATACTTAATTGATCTTATTGATTCAGGTCCTGAACCGCCAGACGCATTAGATATAGTTGTTATATTTGCACTTGTAAATCCACCAATACTTCCTGATAATGTAAAAGTTGTTGCACCATTTGATTCATCTCTATTACAGGTTACATAATCTAATATTATTATGTTACCATCAGCAACAGTCTTTCCTAAAACACCATCGCCAAAATATACTTCGTATCTTCCATTTTCAACTTCTTGTAAAAAATAAACTTTAGATGTAGAATCTAATCCTGTAATACCAGTTGCAAGTGTATATGTATTTGTTGTAGAGTCCGAAGATGATTCTTGAACTTTAACAGTTAATGTATTTGTATCAACACTATCATTTGGTATAATAAATCTTTGGTCAATATCAGATGTGCTTACTGTATATTTGTAATTTAAATATGATCCTTCTTGAATGGTAAGATTACTAAATTTGTAAACACCATCAACAGGTGTAATAGTTACATCAGCATTATTCACAAAGGCATAAGATTGTCCATCAACCGTGGTTGTAAATTTTGTTCCTCTTGACATTGTAAGAGACGCACCAGCAGCATTATTAACAAGAACATCAACAACAGCTGATGAAGCTGTAGAACTTGTTGGAGTATAACCAACTTGTTTTGCTAATGATACAACACTTGATCTCAAATCAGCACTATCTAAAAACATTTCGTTTGCTAACATATTAGCATTGTAACCTAAATAGTGTGTATTGTAGGCAAGCATATCTAAAAGAACTGACATACCAGATCCTTCAAAATCATAATCTGTAAATTCGTCTTGTTGACTTAAAAATTTCTTTAAATTTTCTTTTATACCATCAAAATCTAATTCTGATATTTCTAGTTTAGTTGCCATGTTATCTTAATCTTTCTAAAAATGTTTCTACGGTTACTGGTTCTGGATGATTAACTACATAAAAAGATATTTGAACAGCGTATCCATTTCTATCAAACATTGGTTGTGTATTCACTTGAACCAATCTACATCTTGGTTCATAATTTGCAATTAGTAATTCAATATTTTTTGAAATTACATGATTCATTGTTGGTGTAACATTTTCAAATAACATCGCTCTTAAATTAGATCCGATTTCAGGATGAAAAGGTTTCTCATAGTGGTTAGTATTAATTAAATTTCGTACACTTCTTTTTACTGCTTCAGCATCCGTAATTTTTTGAATATCTTTTGTAGCAGTGTTTTGTTGAAAACCTAAATTTAAATCTTTATAGATCCTAGAACTTCTAGTGCTTTCATTCGTTTGTGTTGCGTCATACCTTGACATTGAGTAATCTCTCCTTAAGAATATTTATATTGTTATCCACCAACAAATACATTATTAGAACCATCAGTTAAAGCACCTAGGTCAGCACTATCAGTTTTACGAGCACATTTTTTACCTGCAACAAAAACTGTTTCACTACCTGCATTTACAACAGCAGTATGATTAGCACAAGCAGGTGCAGGCGGAAAAGGATGTGGTATAGTAGAATCGCCTTTTCTTGCAATACGAATATTATTGGCAAACACCGTACTTTGTCCTGGTGTTGCTAATGTTGTAGTTGTAGAGCAAATATGACCTGTTGTTAAACTGTCACCTTTTCTGCTAACTTTTAATGTTGCCATTACTTTTTCTTTTTAGTAATTTTCTTTTTAGTTTTTTTCTTTGCTACTTTTTTAATTGTTGGCGCTTTCTTTGCTGGTTCTGTTGTTGGTCCTGCATTGATGCCTTTGC